CAATACTAAAAGAAACCAATATTACTAACAATTAAAAGACAAGAGCGATGAAAGCAACAGATTTATTCAATTATAGATTAGAAGAATTTGAAACTATAGAATCTTTTTCTAAAAGAGTATATGAGACAGCAAAGAGATACAGAAGTTCTTTGCACTTTACACCGCAAGAAAGCTATCATGTACTAACTATACTCGCAAAATATTATAATGAAAGCGTGTCTGATATTCTTTCTGCTATAAGAGATATTGAATTTAGATGTGCTTCAAGAAAGTATAGAATACAATGGGTAAAGTGTTTGGCTGACCATTACTTAGTGATAGATAAAAGATAAGTTTAACCAGAGGGCGAAAGCCCTGCGCAATATAGAAGAATATGAAAGAAAATATATTTTTAAAAGCAGTTATAGAAAAACCGTTATTGAATAATGAACCAGAAGTTTTATATCTTTTCGTTCAAATAATCAATGAAATAACTTCTTGTATGTCAGAAGACGAGTTAAGAGGCTGTATGAACTCTTTAATAGTAAGATACCCTTATTTTAAACTGTTTTTCGATTATGGTTTCGGACATAATCATATGTGGGTGAAAGCATCAGGCTCTTTAGAAAGATTGATATTGGTTGAGTTCTAATCCGGTAGCCTTATGGCTACCACAATATACACGATTATGAAAGCAGATTTAGTTTTAGTTATCAGCCCTGAAGCCCCACTGATGAAGCAACTGGGCAAGGTATTGGGTAAGATGGTAACCCTTTATGACTTCTCTACTATAGAGAGGGGTGAAAAGTACATCACCATACAGCATGATGAAACTGGGCTTGTAGTGGCTTATACGAGTGAAGAAAGATTGAATGTGAAAATGAATTAAGAATGTATTAGAATCTTTGAAAGAAAGTGTCAAGAGTGGTAAAATCACAATCAGAGAGGCAGCTATAAAACTGCATAAAGCAGGGTAGACGAGTTTTGTAGACGTGGATAAAACGAAACAATTACTTGAATTATGAACTCAATAAATGTAAACGGTTGCAGCGTATGTCAACCCGGTAAAGAGAACTATTGCACTTACACTACCAAATTGAAAGGTAAGAGAGTAAGAATGTACCAGTACGACTACCGTACTGATAGCGGTGAGTTGTTTTCTTGTTGTGCACCTACCTTAGAGGCGTGCAGAGAAAGACGGAATAAATGGCTGTCAAAATAGCACTATTCCTTTGCTATATAAAATAGAATCACTATCTTTACATAAACAAAAAACTAATTAATATCCATTGTATGGGCGTGAGTCACACGTAGAAACTGTTTATTTTATGAAAACTCAAATCACATCCTTAATTAACGGGGCAAAACACATTCGCAGAGATTTATCTAATCCAAAGTACACTGACTGTCCAAAAGCAACGTCACATATTGGCTATGCTGGCACAAATCTTAAATTACGTGCTGAAATTGCAGAAAAAGTTATTGCAGAAAACCCTGATGGCATGGACGTTGAAATATTTGGAAAGAAATTTCGTTTGTTTCGTTCATCTTCATTGTCCGGTAAAACTATATGGTTTTCCACAGAGATAACACTTGATGATTTCATGTTATTGTCTGGTTATAAGGAAAATCCATTCACACAAAGTAAGGAATCAAAATTCGAACTGGAAATTAACAATGATATGAATGTACTGCTTCATAAGTGGTGCAGAGTTAATGATAAGGCACAAATGAAGTATAGAGGATATGATTATATAGACGAATCGTTTGTAACTATAATATAACAATGAACAGATTTAAATTAGAACATAGTCAAGACCTGCCAAACTGGTGGGTCTTGACTGATATAGAGAACTTGATAGTATGCAAGTTTAAAGAACATGAGTTCAACGAAACTCAAAAGATTACCATTCTTGATGATAGCAAGTTTGCGAACAACTCGAATTGCGCCAACGAGATAGCGCACATCATGGCAGAGATGGGTGACTATATGTTTTCCCATTGGTATTCAATAGCTTTTCCTACACCGGTATTTGAGTTCCGGCAAGATGATAAAAATGATAGATTGTTGCTTATTCGTAATAAATTTCCAAAGTATACTATTGAGATACAAGATGATTGTGATTTAAAGCAATTATCTGATTCCTTAAAAGCATGTGGTGAGTTTGTGAAAAGGTATCTAAGCATCAGATAAAAATAAAGTTGCTTAAAAGTGGAATTTTTATAGCCACTTTTATTATATTTGCACCATAGCATTTGATGCTGACGTGCTCCTTCACGTTACCGGGTAGTGCGTATTGTGCTATCCGGTTTCTTTATGGAGCAGTATCATGTGTAACTAATCACCGTATGAAGGAGTACGGAACTACATTATGAACACAATTAAAATTTTTGAGAATGAGCAATTCGGAAAGGTAAGAATTGCGATGAGTGAAAATAACGAACCTTTCTTTTGCTTGGCAGATGTATGCCAGATTTTGGATTTGATTCCCAGTAAGGTAGCGCAAAGATTAGATAAGGATGTACTTTCAAAGTATCCCCTTGAAACAGCCGGTGGAATCCAACAGGCAAATTTTGTTGATGAGGATGGTTTGTATGATACAATATTGGATAGTCGTAAGCCTGAAGCTAAAAAGTTCCGCAAATGGGTAACAAGCGAAGTGTTGCCATGTATCCGTAAGACAGGTGGCTACATCGCTACCAAAATGGACGACACTCCAGAAGAAATCATGGCACGTGCGCTTATTGTGGCACAAGAAACACTGAAACGAAAAGAACAGCGTCTTATAGAGGCTGAGCGGAAGATCCAAAAAGATGCTCCTAAAGTCCTTTTTGCTGATGCTGTCTCAACTTCACATCGCTCTTGTTTAATTGCTGAACTGGCTAAAATATTACAACAAAATGGGGTAAATATCGGTCAGAACCGTTTGTTTAGCTGGATGCGCGAGAATGGTTATCTTTGTCAAAAGGGTGACTACTACAATCAGCCGACGCAGAAATCTATGAAATTGGGACTTTTCGAGTTAAAGAAAACATCAATCACCAAGCCGGATGGTTCGGTATTGGTAACGACCACTACCAAAGTAACCGGCAAAGGACAAATATATTTCGTGAATAAATTCCTATCTAAATAATCAATATAAAAAAAGGGTGTCAAGTGACACTTTACTATATTTATGGACGAAATAACAGCTATATTAGACAGTACCCGACCCGTTGATAATATTATCAACGACTTAAAAGGAAAGTCAGTCTATGTCCCCTCCTGGGATAAACTTATCAAAGACTACGAACCAACAGAACATGAGATAGTATCTGACACAGTTACTCGTAAAGACAAGATTCGATCTAATGGAGATATAGAAAAAGCTTCCCGTATCTACATTGGGCTTGAAAAACTTCTCACCAAACGAATGACTGAATTCATGTTTGCTATCCCAATTAAACGTGTATATCACAATATAGAAGACAATGAAATCCGCCAAAGTATTGCGAAAGCGATTGAAGCGATATATAAGTATGCCCGTATTGATAGCGAGAATACTAATCGGGGCAATGCTTACTTTGCTTCATGCGAAATGTTCACCATTTGGTACACAGTTGAGAGCCCCAACACCCTATACGGCTTTAAAAGTAAGTATAAGCTAAAATGTAAGACCTACTCACCAATGGACGGTGTTAGGTTATACCCTTTACTTGATGAGCTTGGTGATATGATCGCAATGTCTTTTGAATACACAAAAAAAGCCAAAAATGAAGAAGTTACCTATTTCGAGACATACACAGCAAACATTCATTATAAATGGAAACAACAGGGGAACGGCTGGGAATTAGTTAAATCAGAATCGGTCGTTATTCTGAAGATACCTGGAGTATACGCTTATCGTCCTGTTCCCATTTATCACGGTCTTTCCTATATCAGAAAAGAAATCGAATACACCCTTTCACGCAATAGTGACGTGATCGCATATAATAGTGCTCCTATTCTCAAAGTAGCAGGCGCAACTCAAGGAAAAGAAGACAAGGGAGAAAGTCGTAGAGTTTATCGTGTCGAAAACGGCGGAGATGTTTCTTATGTTTCATGGGCGCAATCTATCGAAGCGTTAAAATATCATGTCGATACCCTTATTAAGTTATTTTGGTCACAATCACAAATGCCGGATATTTCTTTTGAAAACATGAAGTCTCTTGGCAACATCGGATTTGATGCAAGGCAGACTTTACTTACTGACGCTCATTTAAAGGTTGGAGATGAAAGTGGTGCATGGATAGAAGCATTTGAACGTGAATGTAGCGTAATCAAAGCTTTCTTGAAAATGATGAATGTTTCTTGGAAAGGTGAGGTAGATAATGTTGAAGTTGAGCATGTTATTACTCCGTTTATCCAAAATGATGAAAAGTCAGAAATAGAGAAGTGGGTTACAGCCAGTGGGGGGAAAGCGGTTGTCAGTCAATTAGAGGCCATCAAGAACTTGGGTATTTCTACCGATCCGCAAAAGACTCTCTCTCAAATTCAAAAAGAAGATGCAGAGGCTTCCAAAAGCAGGATAAGCAATATATTCGAACAATCAGAATAATAATCTAAAATATAAATATTATGGCAAAAACTGATGTACTAGAATTTAGTAAAGAAAAACAAGGTTACTCCTGTGAATTTATTTCTGTTGGGAAATGTGTAATACAGATAGACAGAGAGTATAGTGGCATACTTAGTATATACGCAAAATTGGAAGGTATGGATTATGCACTGTTGTATCAATACTCTTCTGCTCAATTTAATGATAATGTGATTTTTGAGCTTGATGTACAAAAGGGGCTGTCCGTCAAAATAGTAAGTCAGGTAGGCGTCATGAGTGCAAAGATGGCTTATGAATATGAAGGTTTATAGCCTATCTGCCAAGTTGTAGACAAGTTAAAGGCAGCGTAGGCATCTGTTTATGCTGCTGGCTTAAAACTTAAAATCATGAAGAAAAAAAATATCAAACTGGCTTATTAGATTAGCATTGAAGATCAACCCACAAGAAAGACTAAGTAGTATTGAACAAGTTGATAACTACGAAGCAAAGAAACTAGGCATATGTCTTACACGGACCAAGAAAGAAATCAAGGATTATCGTAAGAAGATGAAACTTGACGAAGGTTGGTCTAATCGGAAATCAGATGAAATGCTTATCAAAGAAGTAAAAAATGAAGTCCGCCAATCGATTATAAACTCTATCATTCAAAGAGGGTTAATAGAATATTTTGTTGAAAAAGTCGGTGACGCACTTCATGTTACCGGTGAAATTAAAGTATATATAAAAAAAGAATCGCATGAAAGTTCCAATAGATGAAATGACGTTTGCCGAAAGCGAATATCATAGAGGTAACAAAATATGGAATGCCCAAACGTTGTACGATTTTGCTAAGGCAAAAGAGTATCCAGTTATGGATATGCCACTTTGGAATATCGACTTGACGACAGAGCCGTTTGAGTGCAGCCAGCTTCACAACTTCATATTTCAATGCAAGCGTGTGCGTGACTGTTCCCTTGATTATCCTATCCTATTGGATGAGGTAGGGCAAATAGCAGATGGTTATCATAGACTGTGCAAAGCCATCTTGGAAGGCAAAGAGACGATTAAGGCTATCCGTCTATTGGAAATGCCCGCACCCGATAGAATTGAAGAATAATGGCAAAGAAAGTAACACCTCAATCCAATTATCATTGCCGGGATTGTGCGCATAGTTACGACTGGCACGAGAAAAATTTAAAAGGCGAGTTCTTCATGTGCCGTTGCCCTTTCTTTAAATGGAGTAAGTTTTTGAATAGAGATATATGTGACAAGTTCAAGAAGAAGTAGTGTATGGCAAAGCCTAAAATCCCCAACCAAAAGAAGAAGTATCAGGAACTCAACAACCGGCTGAACAGGTATGTCGCCCTTGTTGAGCAAATCTACGACACTCTTAACTTGGAAGTCGCCAAAGCCGTGTCGTGTACCGATTACTCCGCTGAAAGCGACAAGCCTTTCAAATGGTCTGACTACCCTCAAACAAGAAAACAGATAGCTGACATTCAAATGCAGTTCGTTGATGATATTCATTCAGTTATCTATCGAGGAACATCCGAGGAATGGAAGAATAGTAACGAGGTACAGGATTTGATGGCTGACAAGGTGCTACAAGCATACGATGCCATTGTGGATAAGAAAAAATACACGGTGCTGTATCAGACAAACTCCGATGCTCTGAAAAGCTTTCAGAGCAGAAAGGATAAGGGGTTCAATATATCAGATAAACTTTGGAAGCAATCGACCATCTACAAAGAAGAACTGGAAGCTGCCATTTCTTGTGCCATCCAGAAAGGCACAAGTGCGATTACGTTAAGCAAGCAAATCTCCAAATACCTGCTCGACTTCCCATCGCTGCAAAAAGACTACAAAGAGAAGTATGGAAGTGCGATGCATTTGCTGGATTGCGAATACCGTTCTATCCGACTGGCTCGATCTGAAATTAACATGGCTTACCGGACTGCTGAAAATGAGCGTTGGAAACAAATGGATTTCGTTGTGGGGTACGAAATAAAGCTAAGCTCTTCACATCATCACCGTATGCCACATGGGGATATATGCGATAGGTTAGCAGGTAAATATCCTAAAGATTTCGTTTGGACTGGCTGGCATCCGAATGACCTTTGTTATAAAATCCCCATCCTCAAAACAGAGGAAGAATTTTGGGAATGGGATGGACGGAGCGATGTTTCTACAGAAAGCGTGAATGAGGTCAAGGATGTACCGGACGCTTTCAAACAGTGGGTGGGAGCAAATGCTTACCGTATAGAAGAAGCCAAGAAAAGAAGGACGCTACCATATTTTGTTAGGGATAATCAAAAACGAATTGACAGTATACTTGATTATACACCAACTTCGACATTTACAGTTTATAAGATTGAGGGTATGGAGCAGCTTTCAGTCCTTGACGGAAGTAATTACGAGCTTACTAAGGCTGTATCTGATGTGGAATCTAATATACGGCAAAATAAAAGCCATGAGACAGGTGTATTGTTCAATAAGGATGGTAATATTGTGATTGATAAGAGGGGAGGAAGTCGTAGTGTTCAATTCACAAAAGATGAATATCTCTTAATGAATGACGGAATATTTACCCATAATCATCCGAGTGCATGGGGATATTCGGAAAACGATATTATGCGTATAGGAAATTCTTTCAGCATACAAGATATAGCATTGGCTGTTGGAAATAATCTTGCAGAAATGAGGGTCGTAACCCCTAATTATACCTTTTCAATGAAAAGGCCTGATGGAGGCTGGGGAATAAGCGTAGAGGAATTAATGAAATTATATAATGATGAAAATCGAAATCTGCGGTTAGAATTTACAAGAAGGATAAATAAAGACACACTTACAATATCACAGGCAAGTGCAACTCATTTTCATATATTATGGAAGAGGTTATCAAAAAAACTGGGATTCGATTATTCTAAAATGAAGACTAAATAGCTATATTCGCATTATGGTTAAGAGATTATATAAAAACGGTGACAATTATTCATGTACAGATGACAGGCATGAAATATTAAATCTGTATGCTTCACAATGCGCATACTGTAAACATTTTCATGCAGATGACTATTATTGCTCTGCTTACCCTGATGGTATTCCTGACGAATTGCTTAGAGGCACACAGAAACACAACTCACCCATTAAAGGACAGGTATGTGACACTGTGTATGAACGGGATAAAAAATGGGAGTATTCAGACAATGGAAGATAAACTTATGGAATATGGGAACTACTAATTCACTATTAGAAAAAGCTCTTCAAATAGCAACTGATGCGCATCTTTATCAAGCTGACAAAGCTGGAGCACCTTATATTTTCCATCCTATCCGTGTTTCAAACAGATGCTCTACTGATGAAGAAAGAATTGTTGCTTTGTTGCACGATACGATAGAAGATACTGAAGTTACTGCTGAATATTTACTAATGGAAGGCTTTCCTCGTAATATCGTTGATGCCATTCTTTCTGTCACCCGCAACAAAGATGAAAGCTATGAAGATTTTATCAAGCGTTCCCGCTTTAATCCGATTGGAAGACAAGTAAAGTTACACGATTTAGAAGATAATATGGACATTACCCGACTGGAGCAAATTACAGAGAGCGATTTATCAAGGCTGAATAAATATCTAAAGGCTTATAAGTATCTCAAAGAATAACTACTGATGTACAATTACATTCAGTTTCACGGCACGGAGTACAAGATTACTTTCGTGCCGTGTGTTTTATTATAATAGTTTAACACTTAAAGTAAAGTAAAAAGAATCACTTTTCGTATATTTGCATAAAGCATGTGAAGTTACATGCAACCGAACTTGTCGTGAATACATTCATTGCTCTTAATGTATGATTAAGAAGGTTGACGGTCTGCTTGCATGTAATGTTTTGCAGGCCGTTTTTATTAATTAAAACATTGTACAATGGATAGAAAACAACAGGTCTTGCTGAAATTGAAACCGAAAGTGAAGGCGTTCGGGTTCAATAAAAAAGAGGTGATGGGTATCGCTGCTAGAATTGCCGATAACCTAACCTCCACAGATGACGCCTCCGATGAGGACGTAAACGCAGAAATTGAAGCAGCTATCGATGCGGTTCTCCCCTACCTGCAAGTCAGCCAGTCTTTTGCAAATCGAGTAATCGAAGAAAACCGCAAAAAGAATGACGACGACGATGAACCCGATGACGATGATGACGATGGCCCATCAAATCCCACTAATCGCCAGCCGGGTTTAAACAAAAAAAATCCCAAAAACAGAGGAAAGAATGATGATACTCCGGAATGGGCTAAAGGTTTGGTTCAGACAGTGCAAACACTGAATGACGAAATCGCAGCATTGAAAGGTGAAAAAGTTACCACTACACGTAAAGAAAAACTTGAATCCTTATTGAAAGACGCTGGTACATTCGGAGCTCGCACATTAAAATCCTTCAATAAAATGAAGTTTGAAAATGATGAAGAATTTGAAGAATTCTATTCCGAAGTTGAGGAAGATTTGAAATCTTACAACCAAGAACGTGCCGATGCAGGGCTTTCTAGTTTAGGTAATCCTCCAGGTCCAGGTAGTAAGAAACAAGAAAAAAATGAAGTATTAACTGACGAAGAGGTCATAGCAATAGCTAAAGGCCTTTAATCAAAAACAAATTAAAAATGGGTGCAAAAGCTGATTTAGTAAACGAACAAGAAACAATCTTAACCGGAATGGATTCGATTGTTATTCGTAACTATTTAGGCGGAATTATGAATGGTCGGACGCTAGATATGACTGAATTTAAACAGCCTGTGATCAAAGCTGGGCACATTGTCATCCGCGATACAGAAAACGGTACTTATAAGCCAATGCCTGTTAATTCAGCAGGTACAGCCTACGGACCATTGCCGGGAAGTCATGAATATGTCGGTGTTGTTGTTTGTTCCAAGCCTGCCGACAAACCATTCGTTGGTATCATGTATGCTGGTGAAGTGAATGACGTGGCAAGTCCTTATCCTATTGACAGCATTAGGGCTGAATTAAAAACGGCATTGCCACAACTAACTTTTTTACACGATTAAAAGGAGGTGAAAGATGAATGAATCATTATTTATTGAATATGTAAGAAGAATATGGCCTAAATTGAGTCTATATGTGAAAGAAAAGATCAATAAAACAAACAAGAAATTGACCTATCTTCACAAAACGATGCTTACTAATGTATATTCTCCTGATCAAAAATGGGAAGGCACATCTGCTAATACTACATATGTAGCTGCTGATATGGTAGCTATGGACTCTCCGCTTTCACCTAAAAAGCGAGATTCTATCGCACGGTCAAACGGGGAATTGCCTAAGATCGGAATTAAAAAGAATCTAAAAGAGAGTCAAATTAATGCCATCAACATCATGAGAGCTCATTTATCCAATGCCAGTACGGATGCAGCTAAGAAATCTGTCCTTAACCGCATAATCACTCGCGTGTTAGACGATGGAACGGCTTGCTCTATTGGTATTGATGAGAGAAATGAAGCAAATTTCCTTACAGGACTCTCCGATGGCATCATCATTGTTGAGGGTGATGATGATAAAAATACTGGTATAGGTCTTCGTGTTGATTATGGTTATTTGCCAGAACATAGCTTTGGTGTTGTTACTACTGGTGAAGTTACAGGAGATGATATTGAAAGAGTTATAAGTAAAGCTAACGATGACGGTAACAGTATTTCAGTTATTATGCTGGCTTTATCTACATATAACAAAATGCGTCAGTCTCAATGGGCAAAGGAGCTAGCTGCAAATTATCAAGGTCAAACCTTTAATAATGATACTAAGCTGCCTGTACCTACTTCTACATTATTTGATGAAGCGTTCTCTGACCAATATAACGGTATCTCATTCCTGAAAATTGACCGTTCAGTAACTTATGAAAAGAACGGTCGAAGGGTATCTTATAAACCGTGGAATGCGAATAAATTGATATTTCTCCCTTCTGCCGATAATGTAGGTTCTTTTGTATGGGGAACTTTGGCTGAAGCGACTAATCCTGTTAATGGAGTTGAATATACTACCGTTGATGAATACAAGTTGATTAGCCGTTACTCTAAGACAGATCCGTTACGGGAATTTACAAGCGGACAGGCTATTTGCTTACCGGTTATCGAAAATGTAGATCAAATCTACTCTTTGGATATATTAGAAGCCCAAACAGTAGACACAGCAAAAGAAGAGAAAGATCCTTCTGATGTTAAGATTACAACTTGGGGAGTAACTTACAAAAAACCGGAGTTTGTGACGGAATATAATAAGATTGCAGACAGGGACCTTACTTCCACCGTTTCTGACGATAAGCTGATCGCAGCAGTCAACAGATTAAGTGACGCAGACGAAGAAGCATTGAAAAAAGCGGTTGAATCATATAAAGCATCGTAACCCATGAAGACAATACAGCAAGCTCTCATAGACGAAATACACTATCCGATTTCTATCGGTTTTGTAGAGAATGTGATGATTAAACGTAATCTTAATGGTGATGATGAGTTTGGTCATGATATAGGTCATTCTAACGAATACCAGGGAGCTTTAGCTGATTGTCTTTGGTCTTTGGTCCAGGCTATCAATTTCTCTGAAGCAGACAAGTCCTTCGGGGCTTTATCTGATAAAGATAAAGAACGGATACTTTTACGTGTTAACTCCATTTACAAGACTATTGGTGAACCTTTAGTAGAACTGGAGGCAAAACCAACGGTATATGTAGGTGATTGTTTATTGTAGAATGGCGGTATTGAACAGAAATTCTAACAGATTACAGTACCTCGTTTCCGCTTCGGGGTATGAGGATGGAAACGGAGATTACCATCCTGGAGAAGACCATTGGGAAGGTGATATTCCTTGTGATGCTGTTCCTTCCGGTAAGGCAGATGAAAAGGAGTTTGAAGACGGTGTAACACGAAAATACTCTTATGAGGTGTACAACCTTCCTCCGGACTGCCGTAATTTCACAATAGGTGATAGGGTAAAGTTGATTTTGCTTGGAGGAATTGAAAGAGAGTTTAATGTGAAAGGTTTTCATCGTTACCAACTTCAGTGCAAGATTTGGGTTTAGTATATGGGAATAAGAATGACTTCCAAACTGGATGAGATTCATAAAATACTGATGAAAGAGGCAGAACGGGTTGAGAGGCTGACAATACGCGCCTTGTCGTATCTTGGTGAACAATGTGTTATCAGGGTACGTGATAGAGGTGGTGACAAAAGTTGGTATGACCAGTCCGGTAATCTGCGTAGTTCAGTTGGCTATGTAATAGCCCATAATGGCAGTATTATCCAATACTCGGACTTTAATCAGGTGAAGCAGGGTTCAGAAGGTGTAAAAGTCGGCAAAGACTTGGCAGAAGAACTGGCTAGAAGATATCCCAATGACTATGTTCTTGTTATAGTTGCCGGAATGAACTATGCTGAATACGTGGAAGCGATGGATAACAAGGATGTGCTTGCATCAACGGAATTATGGTCAATAGACCAAGTTCCCAAGATGCTTGAAAAATTAAAGAGACAGATTGCCAAATGATGAAATCAGATATTGATATTGCAAAGTTCGTTTATCACAAGATTAAAGGTAGCAGCCTTGAAAGTGATATTACTGGAAAATTGAGTGACAGGGGAAGACCTAACAAGTCAGACAGAGAGGATATTGTTATATCTGTTCTTGCTAATGAAGGATGCGGTCAGATTCAGCGGGCTTATGTGAATGTCAATGTTTATGTTAGGGACCAATGGAATGCTAGAACAAAGGCATGGGAAAAGAATACCCAACGTGTCGGTGAATTATGCGAATTATGCAAGTTCCTTTTTTTTATACGGAAAGATGAGTATCATACTGTGCCTTCGAAATGCAGTCAGAAAACCAATCCAACAGGTGTTTCTTTTGAGGATGGACACATGGAACATTTCATCAACAACAAACTGTATATTGAAATAAATAACGAATAAGTATTAACTATATTAAGCAATATAGAACTATGGCAGTAATCGGATGGGGTAAGCCCCGTATTTTTATTAAAGACCTTGATGCAGTATCACCTTCATGGGAAGAATTGCCTACTCCGGTAGAGGATTCCACACAGTTGACAACAACAAAAGGTGACAAGAAAGAAGCAAAGATTGAAGGAGGAGAGAACGAGGATGTAAAGTATGGAAAAAACACCTATGCTCTTACTTTCAATATTCGTGCTGCAAAAGGGCGTAAGCGTCCTATAAGTGATAGTGATGGAGTGGTAGCACATAATTATGCTGTTGCTTTGCAGCCCGAAGATCCTGATGTTCAGGGATTCTGTATGGAGAAAACTACCGTTTCTGTTGAGGATTCATTTACAGCGGCAGATGGTGGTATTTGGGCGTATACTTTTGATGCCTTGAAACCGGGTTCGGACAAAAAACAGATTCAATGGGGCAAGATTATAACAACGCCTGCTTCTGGTAAGCCAACTAAGATTGAATGTGATCCGGAAGACACATCCGGAGATGGAGATAAATTTGAAGTTGCTCCCAATCCCGGTGGGTAATAAGTTTTTGATAGGTAATGCCAAGCGTGGGGGCTTTGTACTCACGTGTTTTGCGGAAATGGTGTAATGGATGCACACATATCAACCAGATATGAGGTCACAGTCCGAATCTGTGTTTCCGCTCGATTTTGATAATTTGATTTGTTGTTCATATGCCTTTTCATGCCGGTTGTCTGTGAAGATATCCGGCATTAATTAAAAAAAACAAGAACTGTTATGTTAGAAGATGGGAAACTTATAGACATGGACATTGCGGATACTATAATTGAACGTCCGCATGGTTTTAAAGTAAATCAACGTCAGTTTTATCTATATCCGGTTACTCTTGGAAAAACATACCTAATATCAAGGATTGTGGAGTGTCTTGGCATAAATCTGGAAATTATCAAGGCTAATCCGTATATGGAAGCGTTGAGACTGTGTCAGGGAAAAAAAGAAAGCGTGTGCCGTATTTTGTCCTATCATACCATCAATAAGAAAGATGAGCTGTTTGACTGCAATCTCGTACAGGAAAGGTGCGATTTCTTCTGCAAGGAGCTTGACGATGACAGCATGGCACAACTGTTGGTTATGGTATTGCCTGAAGGAGACATATCAGCATATATGAAACACCTTGGAATAGATAAGGAAAAAGAGTGGCAAGCAAAAGCTATGAGAGCCAAGAAGGATAATAATTCTCTTACATTTGGCGGCAAAAGTATATATGGCACATTGATAGATACAGCTTGTCAACGGTACGGATGGACTTTTGAATATGTTGTTTGGGGTATTAGCTATGCCAATTTACAATTGCTTCTTGCCGATTCCGTAACATCCATATATTTGTCTGACGAGGAACGTAAGCGAGTTAACATACCTCAAGACCGTGATATCATCAATGCCGATGATCCGGCAAATATGGCAAGGATTAAGGCTATGAGATGGGACTGAATACGACAAATAGAACAGCGCGACAAATAAAAGGCAAAAAAATCACGAGGGTTATACAAAAACTTTCGTGATTTATCGGTGAAATAGAACAATGTCATAGTTTAAAACTATGACATTGTGTATTTATTTTATATTTCGATTTTATCGAAACTATCTATAGAACCATTGGCAGAGAAATGCAATTCCCAGCATATCACCTCATTGTAGTTTGTTGACCAACCTCCAATACTAGGAACTTGAATTGAGTTGTTTCTTAGAACTTGATGATACATTTTATTTCCGATATAGATATAGAAAAAATTTAAAGGATATTTTGCGGCACTACCTTTTGTTGCTGATTTTACCCCAGCATTAAAGGAATTAAATGTTCTTGTAACATTTCCAAAGTAAGAAGAATATGATGTAATGGATTTACCTGCCAACGTGTTGCTTTTTGATACTATGGCTTCATTTGACTTTGTAAAAGTCATGTCTTTGCTATTAGTTTTTCCATACAGGTCGGTATATGAAACTTGCACCTTCATCTCTGTCTTAGATATGTTTTTAATAGTATAGACTGTTTTTCTATTAAAGTAATTATTTGAACATGTAACCTCGTTTTCTGTTTGTTTATAGTCTCCACTGTCAATAAATTCATCTGCTATATATGCGGAATAAAATTCATCTTCTCCAAATGAAACAAAATAATTTCCACTTTCCCAAGTTCCAACAATGGAAGATAAAGGCGGATTTCCATTTCCTGTCTCTCCATCTTTTTGTATTTCATTGTCATCTGAACAAGCTGTTAAAAAAAACATAGGCAACATTGCCATAAAAAATAAAATTCTTTTCATAATGTACGCTTTTAATAATTATTCCCCCATTGCTAATTTTAATGCTTCTTCAAGTCTGTCTGCATATTTGAATATATCATCCACGTTGTCTATCTGAATCCATTCACAACTCTTATATTGGTCTGCCGGTATTCCTATTTGCTTTTTTCTTGCTCCGATAGAAATACGGCATATCCAGTACCATTGGCTGTTATCAATATTTACAACGAAGTAGCTTTTATAGTCTTTATAGGTTATGCGAGCCACATCCACACTTTTTCTTAAAATGCTTCTTACGATGTTGTAGGCATCTAATTCCTCTTGTGTTGTTACGACACCGGATTCTTTATCCATGTATACAACTCCGCCCGGGAGTTTCTCTTCTGTATCTTCTGTGGAAGTATTTATGGATGTATTGTCTATCGTTGGGAGTGAGTCAGATGTTTGCTCGCTGTTTTTTATAGCTGTATTTAGTCTATCAGAAATAATATCATTAATAACAGATGTGATAGATTTCTTAACGAGTGGGGTAAACATATCTATCACCTTTGATGTGATTTGCCCTGAAGTGTAGACTTGACGTGCAAAGAACCGAACAAATTCTGTTGTAGGTGATGCAAATTCGTTATTCAATATTGATTTTATTTCTGTCGTGTATTTCAATTCGTTTGCCGTACTTAGAACATCCTCTTCATTGTAATATGACTTATGGAATTTCTTTAGTTGCTCTATATCCGCATCTGATAAGTCAAGCATGTTCACGACAAGAAACGGTTTCTCATCCATTATGTTTATTTTCTCTAGGTCGGTGTAAAATCTATACTCTATTCCATTTGTAAGCACGCCAAAACGCGCTTTTGACGCTACAAAATATTTTTGTAGTTGGGTGTCATGCAGGTTTAGGTCTTGCTTGCAGTGTTTGCATTCTATAAGAAGTATAGGATTTTCATCCTTCATTATGGCATAATCGATTTTTTCTCCTTTTTTCTTTATTAAGTCACAATCCATTTCAGGCACGACCTCAAAAGGGTTAAAAACATCGTATCCTAAGGCTGCAATCATTGGCATTATAAATGCGTTTTTTGTAGCTTCTTCTGTAGCTATCTTGTCTTTTTGTTTTTTTATATTATCAGATAGCTGTGTAACTTGATCCTTAAAATCCATTGCTCTGCTTTTTACTTTGTAATATTGTACAAATGTAATTTATATAATAATATAAACAAAATTAAAGATAGGAAAAATAAACAGTTGAATATATTTTGTGTGTTTGTGGCTCTAACTATGTCATTTATTGTTATATTTGCAATGCCGTGTGATGTTGCACGGAACTATTTCTATCGAAAAGACCTATGGCTGGAATACATTTTGACATTACAGGTGATAATTCTAATTTCTTACGTAGACTTCGTGAAGTAGAGAATGGTGTAAAAAACACGTCCAAGCAAATAGAGCAAAGCGGTTTAGGTATTGAAGAACTGTTTAACCGTATGACTAGAGCTGCCGCAGCATTCGGAGCTGGTTTTACTGCAAAAGAATTAATTTCAAATATTGCACAAGTCCGAGGAGAATTCCAACAATTGGAAGTTGCATTTAAGACAATGCTTGGCAGTGAGGATAAGGCGAATGCCCTCATGCAGCAATTGGTAAAAACGGCTGCTATCACTCCTTTTGACCTTCAAGGCGTAGCAAATGGAGCTAAACAACTTCTTGCTTATGGAGAAAATGTTGAAAACGTAAATGACAACTTGATACGTCTTGGAAACATAGCCGCAGGTCTTTCTCAGCCACTTGGTGATATTGTGTATTTGTATGGTACTACCATGACGCAAGGACGGTTATATACCGCAGATTTAAATCAGTTTACAGGTCGTGGTATTCCTATGATTCGCGAATTGGCAAAAGTATTCGGAGTAGCAGAAGGAGAAGTAAAAAGTCTAGTGGAAGCAGGGAAAGTGGGATTCCCGGAAGTCCAGAAAGTCATCCAAAACCTTACAAACGAGGGAGGAATGTTCTACAACCTTATGCAAGAACAGTCCAAGACAATCACTGGGCAAATTTCTAATATAGAGGATGCTGTTTCCACCATGTTCAATGAGATAGGGAAAGCCAATGAAGGAATTATAAACGAAGCTCTGTCCGGTGTCTCTTATTTGGTTGAGAATTATGAGAAAGTAGGGAAAATCCTTATTAGTCTTGTAGCAACTTATGGCGTATATAAAGTGGCTGTGATGACAGTCACGGCTTTGCAAGCTTTACAAGCTTCAGGTATTGCCGTTCTAACTATTGCCGAACGTGCCCACTACGGATGGCTGGTTTTGCAAACAACGGCACAAAAAGCTTTGAACGCTGTTATGCTTACTAATCCGTATGTGTTATTGGCAGCTGCTGTTGTAGGGCTTGGAGTTGCAATGTGGTCGTTATCCGATAATACAACGTCAGCAGAACGTGCTTTAGATTCATATAACAAGAAAATAGAAAAACTCAACACGGACGAGGAAGATCGGAAACGTATTTTGGAAGGTCTTGTTAGCACCATTAATAGCGAGGTGGAAGCCGATGTTACTAAACTAAAAGCTTTAAAAGATATTGAGGAACTATACCCAGCACTCTTTAGGAAATATGTTGATGAGAAAGGTCATATACAGGATTTGATTGGTTTTTGGAAGGCATATAATGAAGAAGTTGTAAAATCTAGAACACAGTCAAAGCAGGCTATAGTCGAGTCCTTGGAACAACAGATAAAAAGTGCGGAATGGGCTTATAATTTAGCTAAGAAGGAGAACAACCGTTCCGAGATGAAGGTTCAGGCACAGCGTATCGAAGACCTGAAAAATGAATTGGCAAACGCAAGAAGGGATGTCTTGTCGGAAATCAATGCCCAATTGGAAATTGAGAACAAACAGGGAACAAAAGAAACTACATATCAGGAAGATTTGGCAAATGCTAAAGCCGAATGGGAAAAAGCGAAAAAAGGATATGAGGCATTAATCAAAGATAAGGCGGCTACATCGAAACAGGTGAAAGAATCCAGGGATAAGATGTTATCCGCTGAAAAGGCATATAAAGAGTTGGGTGGAGCAACTGGAAATGAACTGGCTAAACAAAAAAGCCATTCCAAAAAAGAAGTGGAAGACAGACTAAAACAGCAAGAGCAACTTGCTGAAGAACTTCTTTCCATCCGTCGTAAGAACCAACAGGACGAAATAAATCTCATGGCTGACGGATCTGAAAAGAAGTTGGCGCAGATAGATTTGGATTATCAGAAAGAGCTTGATGCCATTGAAAAGCAACGTGAGGAATGGAATAAAAAGCAAAAAGGCAAACTTACTGATGAGCAGGAAGCTCAGTTGGCTGAATCCGAAGAAAACGCTTACAAGAAATATGAGAATAATGTAAAAGACACAAATAAAGAGAAACTTGATGCTGACAAAAAAGCATGGCAGGAATACTTCATTGCGTTTGGCGATTACCAGGAAAAGAGAAAGGCTATCACGCAGAAGTACGAAGATGAAATAGCGGACATCATAAAGAGGGGGGGTAACAATGGAGAGATTGCATCCGCAAGGGCAAGACAGGCAAGCGAATTATCTTCATTGGATGAACAATATGGGAAATCAACCAAGGCAATGGCGGACCTCTTTGAAGACGCTTCCGACAAGTCGGTAAACGCCATTCAAGCTGTCATTGATAAGTACGAGCTACTTGTGTCATACCTTTCTGGAGAGAATGGTGTTACCGTTGAAGATTTGAAAACCGTAGGATTTACCGATAAAGACCTTAAAAGCATAGAGGACGGCACAATCAACATCAAGGATATTACCGATTCTATCAAGAATTTAAAGGATACGCTTTCAGGTAAATCACCGTTCAAGAAGTTTACGGAGGACATTAAAAATGGAATCAGTTACCTTAAAAACGCTAAAGGTGATACGGATGCGATTGGTATTGGAATATCGAAAATAGGAAATGCAGTCGTTGAATTTTCCGGTCCGCTCAAAGAGTTTAGCTCCAACATAGGGAGTATCTTCGGATTTGACGATTCAAAAGTACAAGGAGCAATTGATGCTGTTAGCGGTTTAGGACAAACAGCGGCAGGTGTCGGTCAGATTATGAGCGGTGACATCGTAGGTGGTGCCATGAGTGCAGTCAACGGAATCTCTTCTGTTGTGTCTGCGCTTGATGGAATGTTTGGTGCTGACTACTCGCACTACAACGCTATGAAGGAACAGTACGATACGCTTAACTCCATTTGGGACGAATTGATTGACAAAAAGAAAGAATACATTAATACCTCATACGGTGTAGAAGCTAATAAGGTCGGGAAAGAGGCATTGGAGTTGGCGGAAAAAAGTATTGAAAGTTACCGTATTCTTGGTAAAGAAAGACTGAACGCAGGTGCATCCGCAGGTTCTCACTCTATTGGCGTACGAATCCGCAAGGGTATGAGCAAGGAAGGATGGGAACAAGCACGTGAAGCCCTTGGAGCTGATTTTGATAAAGCGACAAGTGGAAGAATGACAGGACTTTTCGACCTGTCAGCAGAACAAGTTGAGAAACTGAAAGAAGCTGATATTTTTTGGTCAAAGTTGGATGATGATGTACGTGAATATCTGCAAGGGATTATTGATGGCGAAGAGCGTATAAAGGATATTCAGAACCAAATCAAAGAACAACTTACGCAAGTGTCTTTTGACAGCGTGTTTGACAGCTTTGTAGACATGCTTATAAATATGGACAGTTCCGCAGAGGACTTCTCTAAGAATTTTGAGCAATATATGCAACGTGCTATTCTCACTACAATGGTAGGAAATAAGTACAAAGACAAGTTGCAAGCTTGGTATGATAGTTTTGCTAAGGCTAACGATGATAAGGCAGGTATAACCAAGGAAGAAATGGAAAAGTCGCAAGCGGAATGGGACGCCATTGTCGCAGAAGCTCTTGCGGAACGGAATGCTTTAAAAGATGCTATGGGTTGGACCGGAGATAGCACACCCCAACAAGGCGGTTCTCAACGAGGGTTTGGCACTGAAATGACACATGAAGATGCAGGAGAACTAAGCGGTAGGTTTACAGCATTGCAGATTTCAAATGAGGAAATAAAGAGCCAAATGATAAATGTTGTTGTCGGCATAGGATCTTTGGTCTCTATCTCAACGGAGGGCAATGCTACGTTGGGTAACATCTTGAATCAGCATGTGATTACTAACGGTTATTTGGAAGATATCGTAAAATACACAAAGCTTATCCTTGAATTAGGATCGAAATTAGATAAGATAGTAGATAATACTAAAAATATGTAACATGGAAGGAGAATTTTATATAAATGACAAGGATGCTTATACCACATGGGGAATAAGTATGGATACCTCTTCTTTATCGGCGTTAATGACACCACCGCCGATGAAAGAGTTTATAGAAAACAAGTCACGCCTGGAAAACGGCAAGCGAGTTATAACTTCAAATCCCAGGGTTGATGAAAGGAATATTACACTTACATTTAATCTTACGGCTAAAAGCGAAGATCAGTTTTTTGTTAGATATAATTCTTTTTGTGAAGAACTCGCCACTGGGGTATTACATATCAGAAGCAAATATCAGCCAAATGTTGTGTATAAGACTATTTATTTGTCATGTAACCAATTTACACAGTTTATGAGGGGAATCGCTAGTTTCTCCTTGAAATTAGTGGAACCTAATCCTGCGGATAGGACAACGTGATTTTTTCTTTGAATATAATGCTATCATGTGATTTATTTGTATATTTGCTACATAACATTGTATGAAGCTATACAATACTTGTATGGGACTAATAGACATTAAAAACATATCAGGAGATATTATCCTTTCAATCCTTCCCAATGGCGGTTGCAAGCGGAAGTTTACGTTGATGAAGGAAGATTACATCACGTTGAAATTTTCTTTGGATAACCCCATATACTTCAAGCTAGGATCATACGTGGAATGCGAGTTTGGACTGTTCGAGGTGTGCGACTTGCAAAAACCCATCTTCAACGCCAATACGGGAGGATATGATTATGAATTGCAGCTTGGCTCCCATTATTGGAAATGGAAAAACAAAGTCTTCAAATACACCCCGGAAACGGCAGGGCAGGAAGCGTCCTGGAACCTCACCGCTTCACTTGATGTTCAAGCCGGTATAGTCCTTAGAAATCTGAAAGCTCTTGGCTATAAGTATAAAGGACAGGATTTTGTTTTCTCCATTGACAGCACTGTAGAGAATAAGGCGCTACTGATGACTTATGACAACATCAACATCCTTGACGCCTGTTTTGAGATGGCGAAGAAATGGGATTGCGAATGTTGGGTGACTGAAAACATCATCCATTTCGGACGTTGCGAGTCTGGCGATGCGGTTAACTTTGAAATCGGGGTGAACGTTGTAGAGATGTCACGTTCCGATTCCCAATCAACCTACGCCACCCGAATATATGCTTTCGGTTCCACAAGGAATATCCCTTCCAACTACCGTCCGGTTGATGAGTCGGTGGTTGTGAACGGCGTTGTGCAAAAACGCTTAATGTTGCCCGACGGAACTCCGTACATAGACGCTTATCCTGATATGACTACCGAGGAAGCCATTGAACAAGTGGTTATCTTCGATGAAGTCTATCCCCGAAGGGTCGGCACCATGTCGGATGTCACAACTATTGAGGTGACAGACAAGGTGGAGAATGAGGACGGCACAACCACCGAGGAAAAATGGAATGCCTACCGCTTCAAGGATACCGGCATTACCTTCTCAAAGGACTATATCCTTCCCGATGGGGGATTGAAAATCATTTTCCAATCCGGCAAGTTGAATGGTATGGAATTCGCTGTAACATTCGACCCTGACAATAAGAATGAACAACTTTGGGAAATAGTCAGAAATGAGAACTACGGCAGACCGCTTCCGGACGGAGTGCTTATTCCTGAGAATGGGGATACTTATATTCTATCCGGTTGGGACAGTACGAAAATAACCGAACTGGGGCTTGTGGGTGCCGCCGAACAAGAGCTGAAAGACGAAGCGGAGAAATCTGTAGCCAAATCCAAGATAGATCCTTCTACATATAACTGTAAGATGATGTCGGATGTCGCATACAGTGAGGACGGAGTGCACAATCTCTACGGCATCGGTCAGAAGGTTAACTTAATCAATAAGGCTTATTTTGAGAACGGAAGGCAGTCAAGGGTTATCGGATACGAGTTTAATCTTGACTATCTTTATGATTCTCCGATTTATGCAGTAGGGGAGACGGCAGCCTACTCGCGTATAGGGGACCTCGAAGGCAAGATAGAATCTCTTACCCTGAAAGGACAGACTTATACAGGCGGTTGGGGCAGTGGGGTTTATCTGATTAAAAGAAATGATTCCACACCGGCTACCGACAATAATGCATTCTCGGCTTTGCGCTCATTAAGCATGTTCTTGCGAAAAGATAAAGATGACCGTACCCCGCACAAGTTGTCTTCTGACAAAGCTTTTGAAATAGGGAAATTTGTCAGTGGTAGTACAGGTGGTATCATAATGGTTGATAAGGAAACAGGTCAAACCTATGCGGAGGTTGATAAACTGAAAGTCCGCATGAAAGCCTATTTCGAATCATTGGAGATACAAAATGTAAATTCTGTAGGTGGAAAGATAGTTCTAACTCCGGGTGGTGCTGTTACGCTTATTGATGTTTGGACCAAGGGCACCATTGAACAAACGCCCATACTTTCAATGGCAGACGGGAATCCTATATTGCTTGCAGATGGCAGTGAACTCCAATTGATGGATAAAGAAACGGTAGACAATGGCGTCCCCGAAGGCGTGTACAGATGTTTCTTCCTTGCCGAGCAGGACGGTGTGGAAGTGGAGAACCGCTTCCGTGCAGGCTTCCAGATACAGAGCAAAAACTTCAACATACAAAAACCGGGAGAATACCAACAGGTAGCGAACCATTATTATTGGCGTTTATGTGTAGGGGCAAGCAAAGAGCCTATCAATGTCGGCATATACAAATTGCACTATATTGACCTCAGCATGGCGGATTGCGACACAGGCAGTGATATTCCGGCAAAGGGTGATACTGTAGCTCACCTTGGTGCACGAATCAAATGGAAAGGCATTGACAACAAGGACGTGACGGATGAAAGCAATATTGACGCACAGAATGCCATTGTTTTCTCTTCTACCGATGTGTTCAGCCCAAGTGTTACTCTGTATCACGGTATAGACTCCTACTCCTACTTGAACAAGGAGTATGTTGAGTATGGTGTAGACAAAACTAACAACAAGGCGTTTTTCCATGTATACGGTGATGCGTATATTGGGGACCGTGATGGTAACAGCTTTGTTAAGTTCACCCAAGGTGAAGGCGTGGAATTGAAAGGAAAGCTGTCGGTCGGTACTACCATCGGCAATGGAGACACCATCGAAGATGCTCTCAAAAAAGCATCTGAAAAGTACATTGAGGATTTAGACCCTCTGAAAGAGTACATCAAGCAGGAAATAGATAATATCCAGAATCAGGTTGACGGTGCGATAGAAACATGGTTTTACGACCCGGTGCCCACCCTTGAAAATCTTCCCGCATCCGATTGGGATACAGATGAGAAGAAGAACAATCATTTGGGAGACCTCTATTACAGCAAGGAGGGAAAAGCATACCGGTTCCAATATGAACAAGAAAAGGGATGGTATTGGAATGCCATTACCGATACGGATATTGTCAAGGCTTTGGAAAACGCTCAAAAAGCACAGGATACCGCAGATGGGAAAAGACGCATCTTTGTGAGACAACCGCAGAATTCGGACGCATACGACATAGGTGATATGTGGGTAAATGCGACCTATGGTAGCACTTACAAGGACGATATGCTCAGAGCGAACACTTCAAAAAAGGCAGGGGAAGCATTTAGTATCTCCCATTGGGAGCTTGCATCAAAATACACTGATGACACTTTGGCGCAAGAAGCAAAGAAAATAGCCGAAGAAACGAAGAAAGCGGCTGAAAAGCTGGACAGTACTGTAAGTTCAATGAAGGACTTTACCGATGAAGCATTCAATGATGGTATCGTAGACAGAGGGGAAGCGGCTGCGATTAAAAAATACCTGAATAATATTGATTCCATCAAAAACGATGTAACAGAATCCTATAATAAGATTATAGAGAATGAGCTTCTTGATGAAGGCGTGGTAAAGACGGAGTTGGAAACCGCGTACCGCTTGTTCAATAGCTCGGCACAGGAGCTTATAAACACCATTAGCGGTGTGATTCAGGACGGTAAGACCACAGCGACCGAAGTGGCTATGGTGGATGGCAAGTATTCAGCGTTCAACTTGAAGTACGGTGATTTTATTGCCAATGTCAATGCCGCGAACAATTATATACAGGGCAAGCTTAACGAATCCATCAAGGAAATATCGAAGAATATAGGAGATATATCCTATCTGACGAAAGCACTTAAGGAATATACCAATATTGAGGGTGGTCTTATTCAATCCTCATTGTTAGCTTTAGGATACACCTCGGAAAGCGGTTTCAAGATAATGAGCGGTACGAACGGTGTATACCAATCCGACAAGCGTGGCGGAGGTATTGCTTCCTGGTGGGGAGGTTCCATGCTGGACAAATTCGATTACCCGGAAAGCAGCGTGCCGGAAAACGTTGCCAAAGGTCTTGTGCGCTTTGACGGTACGGGTTACTTTGCCAACGGTGCACTTTGGTGGGAAGAAGATGGTACACTCCATGCAGACCCGTTGTCATTCTTTGTCGGTGAGGAAACGGTCGGTGTATTACTGTCGGCATTTAAGTTCTTGCGCTCGGCAGAATTCAAATATATATTGGAACCTCAATATCCGTTCACTCATATAAAAGCCATCAATTCTGTCCAAATCGGTAATGCCTTGCTGAAATATGACGCAGCCAATAATGCCGTATATGTAGAGAAAGATGATGGGTCTATGGTTAATTTCTACGCTACGGGAGACCTTGCTGCGTTCGGTTCGACAACCGGTGGTGGAAGTGGTGCAACCTCATTGAACATGCTGGACGATGTAACCCTGGTTACTCCTTTGCAGGAAGGACAGGTATTGACCTACGACTCGGTTAAAAACAAGTGGACGAATAAAAAAGGCGGTGGAGGTTTGGATATAGACGCCATGTGGGATGAGCTTGCCAAGTCTGACACGTCCAAGAGAATTCATTTTTCCCACATACCGGACTTGGGCAGTGTATATGCCAAGCAGGTAAAGCTGGGCACGACTCCTTATAATGTATCCAATGGGGTGGTATCTCTTCCTGCGTACCCGACCGCTCTGAGAAGTCCTAATGCGCTTACCATAAGTCTTAACGGGAAATCACAAGGGGGTTATGACGGAAGTTCGGCTAAGAGTATCAACATAACACCTTCGAGCATCGGTGCGGCACTATCATCCGACTTGTCCAAGTATGTATTGAAGTCGGGTGATACGATAACAGGCAATTTGGCAGTTAATGGTGAGATTGATTGTAACGTCATTGGTGAAAATGTTAATGATGCTCACGATGGGGATAGTCCTTGGTATGGAATCAGATTCACCGGCGGTGCAAGCGGAATGGATATATCAGGATATGGTGGTATTGGATTCTACACCAGTAACGGCAGAATGATATACTTGGGTAATAATCGGTCGCACATAGTTAATCTGTATGCAGAAGGTAATGCTAATACCGATTCTTCCTTTGTATCTAGCATGACAGACTCTTGGCAATTACAATGGCCGATATACTTCAATCCGGACAATGCCGTATTCAGGGCTAACCAATCCTCCTTTATGGCGCACGACTCCTGTAGACCGATAATTAGCTGGAAGGATACGCTGGCCAGTGTTGGATGGCAGACAAGATACACCATCGGTACGTATCGGCCTGATTACGACACATGGGGAACCATGCTGATAGCAGTGTCGAATGATGATGGGGGTAACAGCCCGGGGATTAGATTGGAGCTTGAAGCCTCTAATAACAGGGCGGTTGTCCAGGGTTCGCTTCTTGCAAGCGGTGAGATTACCGCTTATTCGGACGCCCGCTTAAAGTCAAACATAAAACCGCTACGGAGCAGAGGATTTATCACTCCTGTCAGCTATATCAAGGATGGAAAGGAAAGTATAGGGTTTATCGCACAGGACATGATAGAATTGTATCCTGAGCTGGTGGCTAAAGGCAGCACGAAAGAACACTACCTGTCCGTGAACTATGCCCAATATACGGCAGTATTGCAGGCTCAGATAATTGAGCTGCACAAAGAGATTGATGATTTGAAACGTAAATTTATAAATTAAAAACTATGATTACATTATTGATTATTTCGATTGTTCTGTTTGTATCCTATATCGGATATACAGTCGGGATGTATGGCATCCCTGCAAGTATCAGTGACACATACTATCGGCTTGGAAAGAGGGGTTGGCTGTTCACGCTCTTCTGTCTTGCCGAATCTTCCCTGCTGATTGCATCGTTCATCGAAGCCAGCAAGGAAGAATACCAATTCCTGGCGTTCATCGCAAGTGCATCATTGGCGTTTGTCGGCTCGGCTCCCTTGTTCAAGGAGGTCTATAACCGCAATATCCATTATGTAAGCGCGGGAATCTGCGCGCTTGCCTCTCTTGCATGGCAAGTGTTGATGAGTTTTTGGTACGTCCCTCTTATAACCTTCCTTGGCGGTGTAATCGTATTGGCATGCCTTAAGTTCAAGAAGCCTGTGTTTTGGATGGAGATGTGTGCCTTTATCTCGACTTATATAACCCTGTTACTACTCTATTGATATGGCTAATTCGAATAACGTAATTACGTCTCCTGTCAATCTGAGGAGTGACGTTGCTTCCGTTCTTGGGACGTCTGAAACGAATGTGAGCGGGTTGTGCACGAGCCATGAGATTAATATGTGGTCAAGATGCAAGCCTGTCCATATTGCTTCTGCTGCTCCTGACAGGAGTATGCCATCTGACGGTGAAGGGGCTTGGTGGAAAGGCTCGATGAGGAATTGCGGCATTAAGCCGCCCCCTGCAGCATCTTATGAGGAAATCCCCAAGCTGTATACGGAAGACAAGATGAACGGATATACCTATGAGAGACCTTGGGGAGGAAGTGGGAGTCCGTACAGGTTGGCTGATTTTCTGTTATACAAGCATAATGCATGGGCACCCATATTCGCATTTCAGTGCGATTCCAAAGTATCCCAATCCGGAACCATATCATGTTCGGTTGGAATCAACACTACCGATGTGGACAAGTCAGGACCCGGCTCTATAACGTTGTCTGATATAGATTTCGGAACTAACCTTGAAACATGGTGGTTTGGGGCGATGTTGGTTGACTCGTCCAACAGAATCGTAAGGAAACTGGCGAATGTGAAGCCGGGTGTGTCATTGGAAATGCCTGCCAGGGGTCTGACACTAGGTCAATATTATGATGTATATCCGTTTCTCTGCATGAATAAGATTGATAGCATCTATGACTTGGATTCGGTTAACTTGTTCCTGCCCGTTATGAACTGCTCTCCCGGCAGGGTTAAGTATGTATCGGAAGAAGAAGCGGGTGGTTTGGTAATCAATCTGAATGCAGAGTATGTGACGCATCCAATGACAGGTCTGAATACGGCTGTCAAGTGGGAACTCAAGTTAAAGGCTACCAATGGCAATATGACACTTCGCAACAATTGGATTAGTCTGCGATTCATAACGAGTGACGTGACCGACCCGTTCCAGGCAGGTGAGCAGCAAAAATCTTTAGGAGACAAGGATTTGACTCTGGACAATCCGGTTGTGATATCGGGTCAATTTGATTTGATGAATTTCTTGCAAGAGTACTATGTATATGTTACACTATCCAACGGAAAGTACACGAAGAAGGCTTATCCTTTGGCTTTGAACCCTAACCCATAATATACTAATCATTAAATTATACAGATATGGAACTGATACGAAAAAAAGAAAGTATTACAAGGCTTTATGAAAATGGCGAGGTCTCAAACAACACAACAAATGATATCCAATATATCGTATTGGATGGAGATTCTTATGTCGGCACAGCCTCTATCATGCCCACAGGGTTTACCATGACAGTAGGCATGAAAGTTCCCATCGAAGATATAGAGAGTATGCTTAGAAGCATATTGTCTTCCATTCCCAAGGAAGGAGGTGCAAAATGAAAATCAACGAAATCATCAAAAAAATGAGTTTTTTGCAACTCGTGCCTCTGAAATCGGATGAGGGCGAGCCGCTTGCCAATAAAACGAAGGTGAAGATTATCTTGAATTTGGTAGCCTACGAAAAGGCAATGGAGAGCTTTAACGAGGATATGCGCGGTATCTATGCCAAGCTGAAGCCCGAAGGATATGACGCCCAAGCCTTCCCACGAGTGAATGAATTGGAGAAGAAAGGAAACATAAGCAACGAAGAAAAACAAGAGCTTGAGTCGATTAAGCAGAGTGAGGAATACCTCTCTTATGTTGATATGAAAAAAACATTGATGCGCGAGTTTGAAGAGGCAAGAGAATGCGCTTCGGCAGACAATGACTATACAGTCAGCGAAAGGGCACTCACAGAGGATGATTTGGTTTCCATTGCGGAAGTTATCCCTACGGATAAGGAGTTTGCAATCGGGAAAAATGAAGACGGGGAAATCAAGGTTAATGGCATCACCGTATTGGCGGAGATTGGCAGAATGTTTATAATGTAAAACAAATAATTATGGCAGGAAAAACGATTAACGAGCTTGCCGAACGGACAACACTGAACGGCAAGGAAAGCATACCCTTTCAGGAAGGGAATACAAACGGAAGGACATCTTCCGATGCATTAAAAAAATATGTGGCACCTGATTTAACACCTTATCAGAAAACAGTAGACGCTGACAAGAAGTATCTGCTTGCCGAGGAAATTGACGATGTGACATCAATATAATTTTTAATCTTAAGAAAAATGAATAATTACATAAGACAACAGCAGCCTAAGTTCTTGCGGAACTTAAGCTATAATAAATAGAAATTATATGGCTAAAATTCACAAACTCACCCAAGGTGGTCAGACCATTTACCCGGCTACAACCACTGATGCAGTTAAACATCCCGGAACAGGTACTTCGATAGACGCGCTCATAAACGAGATAAATGTATCCGTGGTCTATCCGACCGGCGGTGTTACTGCCGATAATATCCAAGGCGGTAACAGATATACGCTGGAAACAGCCATAGATAAGGTTCCCGTAGGACTTAGGAGAAATGGATTGAAGTTGTCGTTCGTGGGAGTGACCGGGGAGATCGAAACATGGGAGTATCAAGGAGGAGGTTTTAACAACCGTCAAAAATGGTTTTTTGTGGAAGTTCCGTTTTTTGTTGAAAACAAGTTTTATGCCTCTTTTATTAAAGAATTTTACATTGAAGGAACAACAAAAAAACTATTCGTGAAACAAATCAGACGTTCGTCAAGTGCTCAAAACGATCCCGATATTAAGTATTGGCAGGTTGCAATATGCGATGAAGATGGTAACGTTATAGATTTCTTTGCAAATAATTATGCAGAAGATAACTACCTTGAGTTTAGTGGCTCTATTAACGAGGAAAAGATTACTGTCAAATTAGTTGTTAACTGGTCGGCCTTGCCGGAAAATTCCAATTTTGCAACCAAAGCAAGAATTGAAAAAACAGCTTACAATATAAAGAATTCTCCTTACTTATATGCTCTTGACCAAAATAGAGTGTTATCTAATATGCAAGAAATAATGTCTAAGGAAATGGATATCATAAAAGAAGGTTCGACAGTTATTTCTGATTCCATTCAAAAAGAAAGTGGCTATTTCTTTTTTAAAAAACGTTTCAATTGCCGTATGTAATGGATAACACAAGTAAACTGTTAATGTACATAGCAGATTCGCAAGGTAGCAAAAAAAATATCCCTGTCACAGGTTTGTACTACACAATAGGATTTAGCGACGGTAGTACCGAATCATTCCAATTCGTGCTGGATACACCTGTTTGCCTGTATTATAAGAAGCCTATTGCCTCACTTACCGTCTATGTAGGTTTTGACGATTCTCAGGTTTCACAGGATGATAAGCTATTCATAGAAATGCGCGAATTGTCATATAAGATTCAGAATGAGGATATCAATGGAGGCTTATACTTTAATGATTACCTACTTGGTGAAATAATCAAGGAATTTTATTACGTCAGAAAGACAGAGCAGGATAACATCGGTTTAAGGTATTTAAAAATAAGTGACAATACGATTTCGCTTGCCATAGATAAGGATGGTAATCAAGTATCATTTATACGGGAGATGATACCCGCCAGTAAGAGAACACTCGTTAAATTCGTTGAGGATAGTGGAGGTCCCGATGCAGGGGGGTACGGGTACGCTCTATTAGATTTAAATAGCATTAAAGATGGAATGTATTCTTTCAAAAAAAACTGTAAGATGCCATGTTACGATATAACTAACAGTCCTTACATATACGCATACATAACATCTCAGAATATAAACAGAAGCGGTGAAGCCTTGTCGGTAAGAGATAAATTGCAAGCCCAAGAGAGCGTAAACGATAAGATAGAGTTTTGCAAACAGTACATCAGCAACAAAAATGCATCATTGCAAACTATTGCGTTATATTACAACCTCAGACGCAATGCCTTTACAAACAATGTGCTGTATGGGCAAGAAGAAGATTTTACCTGCGGAATAAGAAATGATGGAACACCGTGGGCTAATCAGGAAACCAATCCTTTGTATGTTAAAAAGGTTGATAATGTGTGGGTGGAAAAAGCATCTGATGAAATAGACTTGTCGCTTAACAGCGGTATATATGACATGGCAGGGAAGTTCGGTAATGTATTGGCCTTGGATTTGAACAAATATTTGAATTTTCATTTTTCCGGGGAAAATGAATTAGCCGAATTTTACAAACTTACATTTATTTCTTTGGTGAAAAAATATTATAAAGAGGTCGGAGGAGTCATAACATTTTGCTACCATGCCAACAACCCTTATGGGGACGGTTCATACGACCATATCAACAGCACATACCCGAATGCTTTTTATCAGATACTTAATGAGAAGGATGGAGGTGTCGCAAAAAAATGGTTCGATGATTTTCTAAGATCAGCCTCAGACTTTTTTAACCTTCTTGTCGATGAAGAAGGTAACAAAATTCCCATTATATTCAGGCCATTCCATGAATGCGCTTACAGTATGACTAAGTGGTGGAACAATTGTACATCAGAAGAGTATAAGGAAGTTTGGAGAAGAATGGTTAGGCATATAAATGGAATGTGTACTAATGTGCTGTGGGCATATAACCCCGGTGTCAATCCGTTATCCGGTGAAGATTCCATTTTTGAAAGATACGCGGGCGATGAATATGTGGACGTAGTTGGTTCGGATATCTATTTTAATGATTCTGTTGACTGGAGCGAAGATATAACTCCCGATATTGGCAATAAAATAGAGAGTTTTCTGCCGGTAATAAGGCGAATTGTGATTGCAGCGGAATTAAGAAATAAAATACCGTGTCTACCTGAGACCGGCAATAAATTCGCATCACGAGCTAACTTCTACACCAACCAACTATATCTAAGGTTACTGATGCAATATGATGTTAGATTAGCATACATGACAACATGGTATAATTTAAGGGGTGCTAATGATGTCAAGCCTTATTTTTATACGCCGTATATCAAGGATTCTGACAAAGGTAGAGATTATATAGAGTTCCTTAATAAAAAATGTATTTCTAAAAATCTCAATCTTTACGAATTTAAATGAAAATAAACTGTATCAGTTGCTTTAGTGAAAAAACTCCCTGCATGCCTTCGCAGGCAGCAGGGAAAAAACTTATGCAACGACCTCGCCAGGTCTGTTGGGCTATGAAAAACACATGCAAATATAGTATTAATCTTAAAAACAGACAAAATGAAAGATGTAATTTACCACTTTATCCAACAACACATGATGACACACATCGTGCTGATTGCCTTATGTATCGCTGTCACTATTGGGGCTATGTTTATAGACCTGTTGACAGGAGTTATGAAAGCCAAACAGCGCGGTGAGGCAAGGACATCGACAGGTTACAAGAAAACGGCTGTTAAGGCAAAGAAGTACTTCACGCCATTCTTGGAATTGTGCTTTATTGACTTACTATGCTGTGTCGTTATACCTTTCCCTGTCTTCTCCATGATTTGGACAGTCTATTGCATTTTTTGCGAATTCATATCGGTAAGGGAAAAATCATGGGAAAAGGCGGAATTGCGCAAAGCAGAAAAGACAATGAGTGTGATAATTGAAAACAAGGAAGATATCGCAAAATTGGTTGCACAAATATTGTTTGAATCAAAGAAGGAGGAAAAGAAGGAATAAAAAAGCCGGTATCGCTATACCGGCATAGTTATCGTCATACCTTTTATGAAAAAGCAGTATAATTAAATACTGTCGCAAACATACGTAAATTATTTAAATATAAAAAATATATAATATGAAATTAAGAGTGGAAAGATTATGGAAGAAACCCGCTTATACGGTGGGCAGACTGTTCGTAGACGAACAGTTTTTCTGCAACACGTTGGAAGACACCGTCCGCGATTTGAGCAATGAAAAGAAGGTATATGGCAAAACCGCCATCCCTTACGGAGAATATAAGGTAGTATATAATTGGTCTCCCAAGTTTGGCAGGAATCTGCCACGATTGCTTAACGTCCCTGCCTTTGAAGGCATCTTGATACATCCGGGGAATACTGCCGATGACTCTGCCGGCTGCATACTTGTCGGAAGGAATACGGAAGTCGGGCGATTGACCGAATCCCGATATACATCCGATAAGCTCAATGTGCTGATAGAGGATGCACAGAGAAGAGGCGAAAGTATTACAATTGAAATCGTTTAACAATTAAATCTACAATTATGGCATTAAAGGATATAACCGGCAATTTTGCAGCATCCGGCTCCAATCAGGAGTATAAGTTTCAGCCTGCTGCGTCTACATTTGGTTTGCAATTGGTATTCGATACACATCCGTCCAAGGTGGTATTGTATCAGAGTTTGGACGGTGAGAGTTGGGTGTCTTTTGAAGTCGATTACGGTGTTGGGTCGGTTTGGCAGAAGAACATCGAAGGTGTTATTGGTGAGCAGCATATCAAGATTCAGTGCAATGTTAAGCCTGTCAAGGCATTAATTTTGGAGTGATATGAAGGTTAACACAATATCTTTAAATTCGGTGCGGTTGAATACAATCGCACTGAATCACATTGGCGAAATCCGTTCGGGTGGCGGTGGTTCTAAGCCTTCCCCTATCCCTCAATGGATAAGAGAGCATGTTGTTTTCTACTATGACGTAAAGAAGCAAGGTGCGACCAACGAAACATTGAAGGAATCTGCTTACTTGCAGGACTTGTCGGGTAAAGGAAGAAGGATGAAGTTAACCAACTTTCTCTTCGACATGATGAGTGGTGTAGATGGGTATAAGAATGAGGCGTTTGTTAAAGTAAATGGTGTAATTGATATTAGATTCGACCATATAAATGGCAGACAAATTAAAGGGAAACCGGCACAAGATTGGGGCAAATTCGGGTATTATAGAGCTAAAAACATGGTTGAAAGAATAATCTATTGCAAATGGCATGTTGAAGGGATATTAGACGATAATAAAGTTTATGTTGCCCAATATACTGCATACGACAATAGAGTTGAGTTACATAATGGAGATAATTATATAGAATTAGATACTAATCAAGGTAAAGCTGGATATAATTATATATCTGTTATCTCCGACCAACCCTACTCCACAGACATCACCATTACTCAGATACCCGAATATCCCGGTGCATTAGTGACAGATGGTGTAGATGACTACGGATTGGTAGAGAATCTGAGTAGTGGAGTGAAGATGCTGTTTATGACGGTTAATCCGATGAAAATTGATACTACTCTATACGATCAAAGAAAAGTATCAGGAGTTGCATTCAGTATATACAATAGACCTGATACAATTGCATATAATTCTAGTAATCCTGAAGGTAGTACATATATAGATGGAGAGCTTAATGAGAGTATTAGGACTAACTCGTTACTTGATACTAAGCAAGTGATCACTATAGTCAATGATACTGTAAGTATAGATAATACTAGAGCTCCATTTTTCTTTAGGAATACTAGTAGTGATAAGTACGCTAAGTTAGCCTTCTACAACTCCATAGCCTTTGATTCCATACCAACAGAGGCAGACGGATTCACAGAGCAAGAATTAATTGATTACGTATTAACTAATATAATTGGACAATGAGATATACAATCGTTACGATAGAATGGCTGACCCAACATGGACTGTTGGCTCTGCCGACAATGCGAAGCAACGCAGACGGCACGAAAGTAGTGCTGCATGAAGAATTCGTTAACCTCTTCCCGAGGGACTCCTTCCCCACCTACAGAATGGATGACCCCGAATTTGTACAAATCATGGAATCGGAAGAATGGAATCACGAACCGCAACCTTATAGTGCTGATTACATATTGGCTGCATCTGCACAAAACATGGTGGAATCCGCCAAAAAACAGATACAGACATTGAGCCTGACAGACAGCGAATCTTTGAAGGTTAAATCGCTGTATCCCGATTGGGCGGAATTCATAGACGAATCCTTATCCAAGGGGGATAAGGTTAATTACAAGGAACACCTGTATAAGGTCCGGCAAGATATCCCTATGGTTTTGGAGAGCCAATATCCCGGCATGGCTACGGCAGCACTCTACGAAGTGGTTGTAGAGACCGCATCAGGCACCAAGGATGACCCGATACCCTATACACCTCCTATGGAGATATTCGAGGGCAAGTACTATACTCAGAATGACGTATTGTATATCTGCACAAGGGACAGCGGTCAGGCATTGACCCATGACTTAAGCAGCTTGGTAGGGTTGTATGTTAATGTTGCAAGCTAAAAACCAAATTGAAATGAAATGGCTTCCTTACATATTACTGATTGTACTCGCTTTCGGTTTAGGATGGTTCGCAAAGCCATCCCCCGAAGCAGTTATAGAGGCAAGAACGGATACGGTATTCAGTTCAAGCCTTGTGGTAAGAAGGGATACGGTTCCCTACTACCTTCCTACTCCTTTGATTTGCTGGCACACGGGCGATACTATCCACGTAGGTGATACGGTGTTCCCTGTCGAGCAGAAGATATACCGGGACAGTAACTATACGGCTTATGTCAGTGGTTATAACCCGAACTTGGACAGTTTGAAGGTATATCCTAAGACTGTCACGGTTACTAATGATATTGTGCGCATACCGAAATGTCCATCAAAAAAATGGGGATTAGGGATTCAGGCAGGATATAGTTATCCGGTGGGGAGTTATGTAGGGATTGGAATTAGTTATAATTTGTTGGTGTGGTAATTTATTTGTATAATTGCATAATTATAATATAAAAAAGAAAGGAGGTTCAAAATGAAATAGAACACTATACCGAGGATTATCCTCACAACGCTACGAGTAGAAGCGTAGCAATTACTCAAAAATAACAAAAGCAGTTCTTTCGGGGGCTAAGAATTTAAAAAAAACCCCCAACATACATCATATTAATATTGCCACATAAAAACATGATAAAGCATAAGATACCTGATGTTGGGGGCTAATATCTTCAACATAAATATCTTATGCTTTGTTCATCAAAATCTCATGTTTTATGTGGCGAGGCAAAGATAAGCATAAAAATTAGAAAAAACTATGTGCAAATCAGAAATCTTTGCCAAGATAATTAATATTGTTTCAAAAGAAACCGAAGTGCCTGTAGACCAAATATTATCCTCTGATAAAAACATGGAAACAGTGGATGCCCGGTATCTTCTTGTGTCTCTCCTGTCTGAAAGCGGCATGTACCCTTCACAAATAGCCGTTCATATCCACAAAACCAAACGTGCTGTCAACTACATGATATCAAATTTCTATGAGAGGATGGAAAGTGGGAAAATGTTGAGAATATATTGGGATAATATAAAGAAATCATTGGGAAACAACTGATTTTACATAAGTTACAACATATGTACTTTTGCATACGGTCAATTTTGACCGGGATACAAAATACAAATACTTATGGAAAGAACTTATGTTTTTAATTCAGACGGAGGCAATGGAGGTTCAGGTGGTAGCAAGCTTGACATTACCGCCATGCTTCCCGGAATGTTTGGGAACAAGGGGATAGACCCTAACCTGCTTGCCTTGATGAATAACGGCAACGGCTTTGGAGGACAGGACGGATGGTGGAGCATTATCTGGCTTGTTGTGATAGCAAGTATCTTTGGATGGAACGGCAACGGTGGCGGTTTGTTCGGTGGACGTGGAGGAAACGGAGCTAACGGACTTCCGGCAGAATTGGCAGGAAACGCAGGACGCGAATTGTTGATGCAAGCTATTCAGGGTAACGGTAATGCTATCTCTCAATTGGCTTCTTCATTCAACTGCTCTACCCAACAGGTTCAGACAGCATTGTGCAATGTTCAGAATAGCATTACACAAGTAGGTAATCAGGTGGGATTGTCAACCAACCAGATTATTAATGCTATGCAGTCAGGCAACCAGTCTATCCTTACTCAACTTGCCGATTGTTGCTGCAAAACGCAAACAGCTATTGAAAGACAAGGCTATGAAGGACGTTTGCAGAATTGCGAATCAATGAATGCCCTTACCAATACAATGAACAACAATGCGTTGTCATTGCGTGACGGGGCTACTGCAAATACGAATGCTATCCTTGCCAAACTTGATGCAATTCAAAATCAGGCATTGCAGGACAAGATTGCATCTCTTACTGCGGAAAAGGCTACTTTAACAGCCGAAATATCCCAGCGTAATCAGAACGCCACTATCCTGAGTGCAGTAGGACAACAGATTGCTCCTTTAGCAGCCGGATTGCAGGCATTACAAGGAGACGTTGATGGAATCAAATGCAAGCTCCCCAATACTGTGAGTGTTCAATACCCCAATTTAACCGCTATTAATACAGATTGTTTCCGCGCAGCCGCCTACGGTGCATATATGGGTGACGCTGTATACGGACGTAGTGGATGTGGTTGCAACAACTACTGGGGTTAATCCGGTAAGAAAGGAGGTAGATATGTGGCCTAACTTTTTTACAGGATTCCCATCCCTATTCCCATCAATCGGAAGAACAAATTTCAACACTCTTCCTACGGTGGCTGTGACCGTCGGCACGGAGAATGTTACTTTGGAACTTCCTAACCACGCATTCCGTAACAGGGATTATGTTGGAGGGTTCTATATCAGCCTCCGTCAGGCTATACCTGCCGGCACGACTGCAACTCTTCCGATACTGATAGGGACTAATGGGGACACAAGACCGTTGATGGCTTATAACAATGAGCCTGTGACTGTTGAAAACTTAGCCGGAACAGGCATCTATGAAATTCACTATAACAAGTACACCAACGAATTGTATCTTGTTAATGGTGGATACAGACCGACAACGGCTCCGGCTCCTACAGCAGAAACAGCTTCTTTAAGGAGCAAGTAATAATTAACATGGAGTTTTGTGGTGATTTCCAAAATGGGAATAGCCACACTCCTTTAAAATCAAACAATCATGTTTCAAAACTTACGAGTAAACAGTACATTATATCTTCTTCATAGAGGTGCAAATCCAAGTTTGGAATGTGGGCAGGTCGTTAATGTAAGCCCCATAAAAACCATATATAAGACTGTTCCCAACATGCCTTATCCACAGCCGGTACAGGTTATTGATTTTGTCGTGAATATAAACGGACAGAATGTCAATTTGCAAGAGATACCGGCTAATGCCAATATTGCCGATGATATTAAGACAGGGATGCTGATTACAGGGTCAAGAGACGAAATGAATACTGAGGTCCTTACCATGAAGCAGAAAAGTGAGGATGTCCTAAAAAGTGTGGAATATCATCAGAACTTTCTTAGGGTATGTGACCAAATGCTTGCCATGCTGAACCCTGAATTTGCAGCCAAGCAACAGCAGGAGCAGGAAATATCCGCATTGAAAGGGCAAATGTCCAATATGGATAAGAACATGCAGGAGATGAGCAGAAATATGGCTGACCTCATTGTACA